ATGGCTAAGACACTGACAACAAGGGAGCTGAGCTCAGCAACCTATGGCAAATTCAGCCGCGCCGGCGTGACTGTGGACGTACGGAGCTTCTTGATGAGTTCCGAAGGTCAGAAGGTCTTACAAAAAATTCATGGCGCCGCCAGCCTCCAGATGCCGGCCAAGCCTAAAAAATAACCACTGAGCTTTACAGGGCAGGATGCCATGCCGTTTAACCAGCTCATCCTGCCCTTGCTCGGAGGGTATCTTTTAATTACTTATGCTCATTGCTTTATTTACTGGAGTTCACGCCAGTCAAGGGAGCATTTGCTTTTTGCGTCGGCTTTTGCTGGCGCTTTATTGGCTATATCCGCACGCGTTTTTACCTTGGTGGTAGCAAGTACGGATTGGGGGCATTGGCTTTATGAATTCCTCCATCGCTTTGTAAACTATGAAGGCATCGGCACAGCAGTACTTTCGCTAGCTTTTGGTGTCGTATTAGTTGTTTGGATAAATCGTGCCTGGCCAAAAGCTGAGGCAGGCCTTTGGTTATATGGCCGCGGATCTCTCACGCATTTAGAAGCGTTACTCTATGCAAGCTTCACGGGCAGCGTGCCTTCTGAAGATGCGATATTTCGCTCACTACCGGTAGAACTTTCTCTCCGGCTCTTTGCCAGCTTGCCTTTAATTGGGCTACCCGTTAAACGTAAAATCCAGGCGCGCAAGTCCTGGAAAATCTTCACTACCTATGACGAAACTAACAATCTTGCAGTGCCCGCACCATTGATGGTGACTATGAAGGATAGAAAAGTATACGTAGGCTTTTTGCAGCACTCCCCTAGCCTTCAGCAGTCAAGCATGTCTCATCTCAACTTTGAAGTGGTATCAAGCGGTTACCGGGACAAAGATGATTTGCGCGTTCAATTCACGGATGACTACACCGAAATTTTCTCTTCTGAGAATCCCGTGACAACGCTACCTTCTTATAAAGTTTTTCCGGTAGCAGACATTGTTAGCGCCAACTTCTTTGACGCGGGAGTATTCGATAAATTTCAGCGCAAGAAAATTTGGCTTGGGGACTAGTGATGTCTTGTGATGCGGGTTAATGCGGTCAGCTGAAGACCCTGGCCAAGTTGGCCAACCGCGTCGCCAAGGATGCAGCGCGCAAATCGGGCAGCTACCCTGCCGATCTGGCCGGCGTCTGTGACTTGGCAGCGCTCAGCGCAAGCGAGCTCGATGCCGTGCTGCGAGCCACGTCAGTTGGCGACCTCTGGGGTGTTGGTAGGCGCTGGAGCGCCAGGCTGCAGGCACGCGGTGTGTATACGGCAGCGGATCTGCGGGATGCGGCTGCAGACGACCTGCTCGCGGAGTTCGGAGTGGTGATGGCGCGCGCACAGCGCGAGCTGCAGGGTCACGCCTGCCTCGAGCTCGAGGAGGTCGAGCCAGACCGGCAGCAAATCATGGTCAGCCGCTCGTTCGGGACATGGGTAAGCGACCCGCAAGATATGTCAGAGGCGCTGGCCACCTTTGCCATGCGCGCCACCGAGAAGCTGCGCGCTCGCGGATTGACGACGTGCGCGATTGGCATCTTTGCCGAGACGGATTCGTTCAAGCCAGGCGTACCACAGCACAACCCATCACGCACCGCCCCACTCGCCTCCGCCACTTCTGACAGCCGCATCGTGCTTACGACTGTACGCCAGCTGTTCCAGGGCTTCATGCGCGAGGGCCTCGCCTACAAAAAGGCCGGCGTGTGCTTGATGGATATAGCCAAACCTGAAGACCTGCAGGGCGACCTATTCACTCCGGCTCGCATCGGCGACCAGAAGCTGATGAGCGCCTTGGACGCTATCAACCGACGCTTCGGGCGGGGTACGGCCGGCCTCGGTGCAAGCGGGTGGCAGAACTCTCCAGCATGGGCTTCGCGGCAAGAGCTCTTGTCGGGACGCTTCACTACCTCACTGGCAGATCTTCCGCGCGCCACGTGCTGACGGCGCGCCAGCAGGCCTGACTCAGGCAGCTCGGTCTAGTTCGAACTTCTGCGGCACCCTGCAGGCGTTGCCAATCACGCGAGGCGGGCGGTCAGTGCGCGAGTGCTCAAGCGTAGGCGCAAGGCGTTAGTTGGAGCCCCCTTACAGGCCCCTAATAGGAAATTTTCGGGATGACCATCGGAACAAGGTAATTTAGGTAACCCCCGCGAAGATGCGCCACAATCTCCATATTTATCAATAACTTATTTAAAAATATCAAAGGTAATTAAAGGGTAATTGGGAGGTAATGGGATTACCTTTTGGAGAGGTAATCAACGTCCCAAAAAATACTCTTAAACTTCAATCACATAACTTTTTTATGAGAGGCTGATTACCTTAAATCACCCCAAAAGGTAATCTTGAATTTCCCAGTTACATCAATTGCTTAGACCCTGTTTCAGGTCGCCGATTACCGATTACCTGGTTCCGATGGTCATTTGCCGAAACGCACTGGGAGGCCCGGCCACGAAACGCATCGGCACCCTGCCCGCAGAGACCCCCAAGAGCGCAGGGATCTGCAGGTGAGAGAGGCCCCTTGAATCTCACGGATCCGTAGCTGCAGCGCGGCCTGGGCCGGCCCCGCAGGGGTGCAGCGAAAATCATGCATGAAGACCACAGGCGTGGCGGGGCGACGATTGCGCGCGAGTCAAGGCAGAGCAGGCAACTTCTGTGGCGCAGCAATGTGACCCTCAGCGCGCCATACGTAGTCTTCCGGCTTCACGTGAAGCACGGCCGCTTATGAGAGAGCCACCTTATGAAGCCGCAACGTGCTTGTGTAGGCAGTGATCGAGCTCAAGCACCCGCAGCCTGCCAACTTCGCGGAGCTCGTGTCCGGGAAGCTTGAGCGAATCGCAGTAAGGCACCTACAGGGCAGAAGTTCCACTGCGGTCTTGCGCTATAGACTCGGCAGGTCGACCATGACACGGACATTCAAGGACGATCCTATGCCCCAGCTATTGACACGAAGCACGGTGCGCCTGCTCGAAGCGAGCATGGATAATCTATCGCTCGCGATGACGGCAGCAGCTACGCCCATTCGCCACTCGTCGAAATCCTCAGAAGCAAGCTTTGCCGGCTTGATAGGTCTGGCCGGTGTTGCCGCTGAGCAGGCGATTTCCTCAATCCTGATACAGATCGACGGCGATGGGGCTGCGTTCGCAGATGGGAATCGATACAAAACAGCCGGCCAGGTGTTGGCCGACGTTCGTCATATCTTGACGGCACCACCGGTGGCTCGGGCGGCTTTCCTGACTACTGGTGTTGATCGACCGGAAGAGCATCGCCAGGCATTACGCCTAGCTCTCGAACCATTCACCCTTTTGATTAGCCAACGTGCTGCAGCTCTACACGGAGGGCTGGGCGTAAGTCGCGGCGTTGCGATGGTGGCAATTCGCATGGTCCATCATTTCCTCCGCCTGCTAGGCCAATCACAACGAATTAACGCTTATCTGAAGTCGATGCCTGATTTGCCGGAGCCGCCAACTGAGCCCACCCTGATCTTAGATGAATTGATTGCCCGTTTTTCCTCCGCGACAACATCAGCGCAGAAGGGCGTGTTGTTACGGCAGCTATTTCTCGTGCTGCCAGAGGTCCCGCCGAATCAACCAGATTGGCTAGAAGCGTTGGACCGCGTGGCAGTGGTGCCCCAAGAAAGCGATATTCGCCTCTTGATGACCACATTACAGACAGCACATCCAGCCCGATTCACCCGTTTGTCAGGTTCTGGCCAAGCGTTAGCGGTTACCGTCACCCAATCAGCTTCGGCACTACCTATCGAAGTTCAGGCGCTGCGTACTGCGTTCATGAGAGTTCATGAGCAGATAGGTGGTGACATAGCAAACGCAAACGGACGTTTGGGTCAGGGCTTCTTGCATGTGCCCCCTGACCGGGTAATGGTCGCGCTATTTGCAATGGATCCACACGAGTTGGCTGAAGCATTTGGCAGCACTCAATTAACCGCTCACAAGGCATGGCCGTTTGTTGTCGCTGCGCTCAACACCACCCCCGGAACACCTCGGCCATACTGGTTTCTCGTGCGGCGTGTCACTGAACTCGGACAGCTACGGGCTCAACTAACGCGAGCAGCATCCTTTGGCCGTCCTCAGCTCGCGCGGCGCATCCACGAGGAGGTGCTGCAGGGTATTGATTGCCTGGAAAGAGGCAGACAGCTCCCGACACGGCACGCCTTGGCAGTTTCTTGCCAAGCCTGGATCGCTGCTGCTGCCTCACATTCCGAAAAGCTTGCTGAGGCAGTGGAGCGCTCTAAGGGTGATGCATCTAAAGCTCTAACCGAAGTTGCAGCAGAGGCGGTGCGAGAAGTTGCAACTAGCTTCGGCACCGTTGCCGAAGCATGGTCAGCGATCGAACAATCTGGCCTCACAAATGCGAGAGAAGCGCCCAGAGCACGGGTTTATTGGGCTCGCAAACTTGCCGAGGCCTCTACTGAACCAAATGACGTTACATTCCTGTCGGCTGTCGTATTGGACGAAACACTCATGGGTGCGCACAGCGCTGCGCGGCAATCGCTGAGGATGATCGACGCAACAAAGTATGGGCCCTCCATGGCACTTCAGGCTTAAGTGATCAGCTATGAGAGAACCGAAGCGTAACGCTAACCCATCTCAACGCTAGCTCAGCAATAAACTTTCAGCGTCGATCAGCCGCGTTATGCTTTGATTGGAAAGCACCCACGTGATGCCGGCGGCGGAGAACTTGCCGCCGGCACTGGTTTAGAGCGAAGCAAAACGGTCCCGCACCACTTCAGCGTAGTGCTGTGTTATCTCAACGCCGGTCCAGCCATAGCCTTCCAGCTCTGCGGCCACCAGAGTCGTACCGCTGCCCGCAAACGGGTCGAGGATCTGGCCACCTGCTTCACAGATCGACACCAACCGCCGCATCAGCTCCGTAGGCTTGCCGGTCAGATGGTGCTTGTCCGCTTTGCGCACCGACTCACGTATCACGCCGGGCAACACAGGCGCACGACGATCCAGCGGCATGTTGCCCTTGCTGCCCCACACGATGTACTCGGCCTGGTTGCGGAAGCGGCCCAGCTGCGGCCGCACGCCCTCGGTCTTGTCCCAGACGGTGATGCCGCGCCAGGTGAAGCCGGCGATCTGCAGCGCGTCGGTGGTCAGCGGGAGCTGTCGCCAGTCGGTGAACAACAGCACCGGGGCGCCGTCCTTGAGTACACGCGCGCACTCGGATAGCCACAAGTGCATCCATTTCAGGTGCGAGCGCTGGTCGCGCTCATCGCCAACGAAGTCGGCATGTCCGCCATCCCGGCAGTACTTGGTCGACGGCGGCCGTGCCCGGGCAGCGGCGGTCAGGCCGCCACTGGCATACGGAGGGTCAGTGATCAGTGCGTCGAACGAATTCGCTTCGAGCGTAGGCAGGATAGTCAGGGCGTCGCCCTGCAGGAGCTGGTTTTTCATGGTGAGAGCCTTCTTGGATTCGCTCGCGGCGATCGGAGGTGAGGCTCTCGGCCTTCAGGTGATTGAGCGTGCCGCAACGCGGGCATTTGATCTGGATTTCATCGAATGAGCCGGCCTTGCACAGCAGGCGGGCGCATTCGCCACAACGGAGGTTCTTGAGCATTGCGTGGTCTTGCGGTGGGAAAGGATTACGCAGCCGCTGGCGGCGCGTAGGGGGTGAAGGCGATCACCTCATCGCCCACCCAGTCGTTGATCTTCAACATGCGAGCCTGCAGCGGTTCCAGCTCGTTGGCGGCCCACACAGCAGCGGCCTCGCGGATCGAGCCGAAACCTCCGGCGTTCTGCGGCACGATGCCCATGAGCTGCGGCGGGATCCGCAGCGCGGCCAGCATGTCGTCGCGGGTGATGCCCTTGATGCCGCTGAACTCATCCTTGGCCGCCACTTCGCTGACCGGGATCAGCTTCAAGCCATCCTTGTTGCCGCCCGGCGAGTACAGGAACAGGTTGCGGAAGTTGCCTGGCCCCTTGGCACCCTTCATGGCATTGCGCAGGGCGTCGACATCCTCCTGGCTCTGCTGCGGGTCTGTCAGGTAGAGGATGAAGCCGGCGTGCGAGCCGTTGTTGTAGTACTTGCGGCGGAACAGCGTGGCTGACTCGTTGAGCAGCGCGGACTGCATGGCCGGCATCCACTCGGGCAGGCCGTAGAGCTCCTGATCGACATCGGCTTCGCGCAGCTGGAACACGCTACCCGGCTCGAACACGTGTTCGTCGTGCCAGGTGCGCACTTGGAAGTACTCGCCCTCGGTGATGCCGCGCCGCATGTACTTTGACAACGGCGCAGCCAGCGACAGCGCACCGCCCATGCGGTTACGCCGCCGCTCAAGGTAGCCATTGCCCAGGGTGATCCAGTCCAGCGACAGCTGCTCGAAGGCTTCGCGCGTCAGCAGCCGGTGCGGCTTGAAGGTGCGCGCCAGCATGTTGCGCTTGAAGATCAGCCCGGACTGCAGGAACGGATTGCTGCGCGTGGTCTTGGACAGGCCATCCAGCGCCACCGGCGGCTCGTACCAGCGCCCGTTCTGCCAGCACTCCAGATAGTCCAGCACGCCACGCCCATCGAGCACCGGCGTCGGGTCGCCAAAGGTAAAGGCCTCGGCGCGTGCGGGCACGGCAGGCGCAGCAGGCGCGGTGGCGGGCAGCTGGTCGGTCAACATCAAGAGATCTCCATGAAGCCGGAGTTGCGGGCGGTGCGCCCTTCCAGCGGTTCGTTCTGCAGCGCGTGGAACAGTGCCCACGCCAGGTCCGCGTGACCGGTCTCTTCCGAGCGGCCAGCAGTGAAGGTGGATTGCCGGCCGCTGGCCGTCATGGTCTTGCGGATGGCCATCAACGACTGCGCCACGTCGGTCCAGCCGGCGTCGAACTCCAGCCGTCCGTTGTGGATCACGTCGAACGCCTTGAGTACCAGGCGGGTCTTGACCTCGGGCGAGTAGCTGAAGGTGACCAGATTCGGGAAGAACTGCTTCACCAGCTGCGCCACGCCGCTGCCCATGCCGGTGGTGTCGATGCCGATGTAGGTCACCCAGTAGCGGCGCGTGATGCGCTCGATCTCGGCGGCCTGCTTGGCGAAGTCCATGCCACGGAACTGGATACGCTCCAGCAGCCGAAACTTACCGCCGGGCAGCTGCGGCGGCGCCACCACGACCAGGCCGGCGGTGTCGCCCGTCTCGGCCGGGTCGTAACCGATCCAGACCGCACGGTCGCCATAGGGGCGCGCGGCGAACGGTTTGTAGTCCTGGCCCCACTCCACCCAGCTGTCGACCATGCACGGCTGCAGCATCGCCAACGGGAAGATGCTGGCGCCGTCGTCCACGAAGTCGCACATCAACAGGTTGGCGAACGCGTCCGGGCTGTATTCCTCGCGCAGCTCATCAATGTCAAACAGGTCGCAGCCACGGCGCTGGGCGTCGAGGATGTTGACGATCTGCCGCCAGGCGCGGTCCTGGCAGCGGCGCCCGCCGGCCAACGAATCGTGCGAGACATCGATCTGGATCCGCTGCGCGGCCGGCTTGCCCTTGTTGCGGCGCTCGCCGGTCCAGAACGAGTATGCCTCATGCGCCATGCTGGACGGCGTGCTGAAGTAGGTCTTGCGCCATTTCTTGTGCATCGCCATGCCGCTGGCGACCTTGTTCAACTCGTTGAACCCGTAGGTCCAGAAGAACTCGTCGAAGTAGAAATTGCCGTGGTAGCCCTGGGCGGTGCGCGCATTGGTGCCCAGGAAGAACAGCTCGGCACCATTGGGAAACACGATGCTGTCGCCGCCGGAGAGCGTCTCGTCGATCGTCTCGCGCACGAACTGCTGCATGTAACCACGGAACAGATGCGCCTGCGCCTTGGACGCACTGAGGAAGATCTGATTGCGGCCGGTAGTGAGCGCATCGATCAGCGCCTCGCGGGCGAAGTAGAACGTTGCACCGATCTGGCGCGACTTGAGAATGATGCGGGTGCGCTCGTTGCCGGCCCGGTACCAGTCGCGCTGATAATCGAAGCAGCCGTCGATGAACGCGGTGGTCAGCTGCTCGACCTGCTCTTCGGTGAAGTCGTTGCGCTTGGGCTTCTTCTTCGGCGCGGCGTTGCGGTTGGCCACCGCCGGATTCAAGTCGCCTTCGTTGCCGCCGCCCTGGTAGCGCTGGATGCGCGCCTGGCGCTCCAGCTGACGGTGCAACAGATCAATTTCCTTGAAGTCGCCGCCGGATTTTTCCGGCTTCATGATCAGCACGACCAGGCGTGCTTCCAGTGCTCCGCCGATGCGCTCGACGTTATCTGCGCGATCCCACTCGTCACGCGACTTCCAGCTGTGTACAGTCTTCTCGTTCTCGCCGATGGCCTGCGCAATTTCGGTCACGCGCCATCCCATCCAGTACAGGAACTTGGCCTGTCTACGGGTGTCCATCGGGAGCTGGGTGGCAACGCTTTGCATGCCGACCAGGGTGCCGCCCACCTCTTAATCCCGACAGTTGAACGACGCGTAATCGCCTGATTTACACGGTGATTGCGTTGCTGCGCTGTGCGTCGCGTTTGACCATGGGTCATCGCAAACGCATCCAGCGCAGAGGACACTCATGTCGGGCAAGACCAAGAAGTTCCGTTCCAACTGGTTCCGCGTGGCCGTCGAAGGCGCCACCACCGATGGCCGCACGATTCAGCGCAGCTGGATCGACGACATGGCCGCCACCTACAACCGCGAGACCTACAACGCCCGCATCTGGATCGAGCACATGCGCAGCCTGCTGCCGGACTCGCCGTTCCGCGCGTATGGCGATGTCATTGCGGTCAAGGCGGAAGAGGTGGAGATCGACGGCACCAAGCGCCTGGCGCTGTTCGCCCAGATCGAGCCGACCGCCGACCTGATCACCATCAACAAGTCCAAGCAGAAGCTCTACACCAGCATCGAGGTGCAGGAGAAGTTCGCCAACACCGGCAAGGCCTATCTGGTCGGCCTGGCCGTGACCGACTCGCCGGCCAGCCTGGGCACTTCCATGCTCAGCTTCGCCAGCCAGAACCCCGACGCAAATCCGCTGGCCGATCGCAAACAGTCACCGGGCAACCTGTTCACCGCCGCCGAGGAAACGGCGCTGGAATTCAGCGAGGTCAGCGAAGGCCCGGTCGCCAATCTGCTCAGCCGGATCCGCACCGCGCTCAAGAGCGAGGACGCCACCAGCATCACCGCCGAGCAGTTCGCAGACCTGGGCCAGGGCGTCGAAGAGATCGCCGAGCACGTGCGCGGCCAGGACGAACGCTTCAACCGCCTGCAGGCCGAACACGCCGAGCAGAAGAGCAAACACGAGCAGCTGGCAAACGACCTGGCGCAGCTGCGCGAGTCGCTGTCGCAACAGCCCGACCCCGCACAGCCCGCACGCCCGGTGGTCACCGGCGGCGGCGCAGTCGTGCTGACCGACTGCTGATCCCACACCACACACACGCCGCAGCGCCACACCTTCGGAGCCACCATGCAAAACGCCACCCGCCTGCAGTTCAACCAGTTTGCCGAGCAGATCGCCAAGCTCAACGGCATCACCTCCGCTTTCCACTCGTTCGCCGTCGATCCGACCGTGCAGCAGAAGCTGGAAACGCGCATGCAGGAGTCGAGCGAGTTCCTGTCCAAGATCAACATCATCCCGGTGGACGAGTTGTCCGGCCAGAAGGTGGGCATCGGCGTCACCGGCAGCATCGCCAGCCGCACCGATACCGGCGCCGGCAAGACCCGCACCCCGCGCAACATGGCCGCGCTCGACAAGAACGAGTACGTCGCCAAGAAGACCGACTTCGACACCGCGATTCCGTATGCGCTGCTCGATACCTGGGCCAAGTTCCCCGACTTCCAGGCGCGCCTGCGCGATGCGATCGTCAAGCGCCAGGCCCTGGATCGCCTGCAGATCGGCTTCAACGGTACGCATGCCGCACCCGACACCGACCGCGCCGCATTCCCGCTGCTGGAAGACGTCAACATCGGCTGGCTGCAGCAGTACCGCACCAACGCCGCCCAGCGCGTGCTGGCAAGCGGCAAGGCGGCCGGCAAGGTCGTTATCGGCGGCGCCGGCGCCGACTACGGCAACCTCGATGCGTTGGTGTATGACGTGGTGAGCAACCTGCTGGACCCGTGGCACCGCAAGGATCCGAGCCTGGTGGTGGTGCTCGGCCGCGACCTGATGCATGACAAGTACTTCCCGATGGTCAACAAGGACCAGCCGGCAAGCGAGAAGATCGCCACCGATCTGATCTTGAGCCAGCGCCGCGTCGGCGGGCTGCAGGTGGCCGAGGTGCCGTACATGCCGGACGGCGCGTTGATGGTCACCTCGCTGGCGAACCTATCGATCTACTACCAGACCGGCGGCCGTCGCCGTCACATCAAGGAAGCGCCGGAGCGCGATCGCATCGAGAACTATGAGTCCTCCAACGATGCCTATGTGGTCGAGGACTACGGCCTGGGCTGTGTGGTCGAGCACATCGAGATCGAGGCCTAAGCCATGGCCGACAGTCCCGCCAAGCGTCATCACAGCCGCGTGCTCGCCGAACTGGAAGCGGCCCAGCGCGCACCGCACCAGCTGATGGCCGGCGCCACCGCATACGAGCAGCACATGGCGCAGCTGCAGAGCGATCGCCTGCGGTTGAAGCAGATCCAGTCCACCCAAGGCAAAGCTGCGCTCAAGGCGCAGCTATTGCCGGCCTACGTGTCGTATCTGGCCGGCGTGCTTGCCGGCGGCCAAGGCGCGCAGGACGAGGTCGTCATGACGTGCATGGTGTGGCGCATTGATGCCGGCGACTATGCCGGCGCGCTGGAGCTGGGCGCCTATGTGCTCAAGCACGGCTTGCAGATGCCCGACCGCTTCTCCCGCACGGTGGGCTGCGTGCTGGCCGAGGAAGTCGCCGAGGCGGCGTTGTCAGCGCAGAAGACCGGCCAGGCGTTCGATGCGGCCGTGCTGGCCGACACCGCCACGCTGACCGCCGAGCAGGACATGCCCGATGAGGTCCGCGCCAAGTTGCACCTGGCGCTGGCCCGCGCATCGCTGGCGGGTATCACCGATGAGACGCCCGCCGACCAGGCGCACCCCATCGTGGCCGCCGCTGTGGCCGACCTGCAGCGCGCCATCGCACTGCACGGCAGCTGCGGCGGCAAGAAGGATCTGGAGCGCGCCGAGCGCCTCCTGAAGAAGTTCAGCGCTGAGCCTGCGGGCACCAGCGCATAACCGAGCGTCCCCGCAACCCTCGCCGGCTCGGGGCCGATCCACAGCACTCCATCGCTGCGGTGACGCCCCGACCACCGGCGATCTTTTCCGAGCCATCCATGAGCGGATTCACTGCCACCGGCACCACCAGCGCCGCGCCTGATGCGATCGCCAATGCGCCGTTCTGGCCAGAGATCGCACCGGCTAAGTTGCGCGCCAGCATGCGCCTGGATGGCACCGTCACCGATGCGCGTCTGCGCCTGGCCATCGTCGCCGCCATGTTGGCGGTGAACGATGAGCTGCAGACCTGGGCGCAGACTCAGCAGGCGGCCGGCTACGCGGCATTGGCCGACGTGCCCAGCACTAGCGTCGACGGCCTCTCGCGCCGCGTGCAGCTTTACCTACGCGCCGTCGCGTGTGCCACCGCTGTCGAAGTGGCCGAGCGTTACCGCAGCTTCGACGCCACCGACAGCGCCAACCAGCGCGCAGACGACTTGTCACCCAGCATTACAGAGTTGCGCCGCGACCAGCGCTGGGCGGTGCGCGATCTGCAGAACCTGCCGCGCAGCACGGTGGAACTCATCTGATGCGCGTGCATGCCATGCAAGGCGACACCGTCGACCTGCTGTGCTGGCGCCACCTTGGCAGCACGGCCGGCCTGGTCGAGCGCACCTATCTCCTCAATCCCGGCCTGGCCGAACTGGGCGCTGTGCTACCGCACGGCACGCCGGTGGAGTTGCCCGAGGTAACCACCACCACAGCGGCAATGACCCCGCTTGTGCAGCTATGGGACTGATCTGATGACCGAACCCACCTCCGTATCGAGCGGCTTTTTGATCGCCACCGGTGTGGGCCTTGCCTCCGTGCTGCCTGGCATCGACGGCGATGCGCTGATTGGCGCCTTCGCCGGTGGCGCGCTGTTCGTAGTGTCCGCCGCCAAGCAACCGCTGCTGGCGCGGCTGATCTATTTCCCGGTGAGCGTCATCGCCGGCTACCAGCTGGCGCCGGAGCTCTTGCGCTGGTTGCCGATCAAGTCCAGCGGCGTGGCCGCCTTCGCCAGCGCAGCGTGCGCCATCACCGTCACGCTGGGTCTGATCGAAAAGAGCAAGTCGTTCGACTTTTCCTTCCTACGTCGTGGAGGTCCGCCCAGTGCATAGCCTGGTCACCGTCCTGACGTTGATGGCCTCGCTTGCCATCTGCGTCCGCCTGCTTACCTACCACCGCCCGGTCGACGCGCGTCACCGACGCGGCGCGGGCTGGTGCGCGTGGCTGCTGATCGCCAGCACCGGCGGTCAAGCGCTGCACATCCTGCTGGCCGGCGCCGGCTCGCAAGTCAGTCTTTGGCACCTGGGCACGTTGATCGTGCTGGCGGTGCTCACCTACCGCGCCCAGGGCAATGTGGCGCGCATCCTGAAGGTCGATTGATGTTCACCGATACCCAGCTCGCCTCGATCATGCAGTGCTCCACGCAACGCGCACAGCGCTGGCACGTCCCACTGCTTGCCGCTGCCAACCGCTTTGGCATCACCACCAAGCGTCGTGCCGCGCATTGGCTCGGCCAGGTCGGCCACGAAAGCCTGAGCCTGTCGCGCATGGAAGAAGGGCTGACCTACACCACCAGCGCCCGGCTGTTGGAAGTCTTCGGCACCCGCATCACGCCGGCACAAGCGCCCAAATTCCTGCGCAACCCTGTCGGCCTGGCCAACTTCGTTTACGCCAACCGGCTGGGCAACGGCAACGAAGCTAGCGGCGATGGCTATCGCCACCGGGGCCGCGGCCCGATGCAGCACACCTTCCGGGGCAACTACCGCCGTATCGGTGAGCTGATCGGCTTGCCCGTCGAAGACCAGCCCGACCTGCTGCTGCAGATCGAGCCAAGCGCACTGGGCGCGGCAGCGTACTGGCACGACAACGGCCTCAACGCGCTGGCCGACACGGGCGACGTGCTGGGCCTGGGCCGCAAGATCAACCTGGGCAACCTGCGAGCCAAGCGCTTGCCCGAAGGCCACAGCGACCGCGTCACGCGCACGCAGCGCGCCCTGCAGATCCTGGGCGTGAGCTGATGGTCACGCGCCTGATCATCCTGCTGGCGCTGATTGCGCTGCTCGTCGGTGGCTGCGTGTGGCAGGAGCAGCGTGTCAGCGCCGCAGAGATAGCACGCGACCAAGCTCTAGCTGAAAAAAATTCAGCCATTGCCGAGCGCGACAGCGAAAAAAATTCAGCCCGAACTGTGACCAGGTTCGTTGATCGCGTGCAAGTCGTGCACGAGGTCGGCGCCACCATAACCCGCGAGATTCCGATCTATGTCACCCAGAACGCCGATGCTGCTTGCGCTATCCCTACTGGTTTTGTGCGGCTGCACGACGCCGCCGCCACGGGCAACCCTGCCGGGCCGGCCACCGGAGATCCTGATGCGCCGGCCGAAGGCATTACGCTCTCTGGCATTGCCGGTACCGTTGCAGACAACTACACCAGCTGCCACGCCACTGCCGCGCAGCTGAGCGCGCTGCAGGACTGGATCGACCTGCACACGCTGGAGCCTGCGCCGTGATCAAGCCTGCCAGCCTACGCGCGCATCTGGTGGCGGCACTGCCGGACCTGGCACGCGACGCCGACCGGCTGCTAGTGTTTATCGACGCCGGAAGCCTCGTGAGCACGTTCCAGCCGGGGCTGTCGTTCGAGTACCAGTACACGCTTAACCTGATCGTTACCGATTACGCCGGCCACCCGGATAGCGTGATGCTGCCGATGCTGGAATGGGTGCAGGTCAATCAGTCCGAGCTGCTGTCTAATCCGGCGCGCCGTGGCGAGATTGCCTTCGAGGCTGACATCCTCGCCAACGATGCCGTGGATCTGTCGATCAAGTTGCCGCTGACCGAGCGCGTGGTCGTGACCGCGAAGAATGGTGGCGGCTTCGACATCACCCATGCGCCCGAGCCGCAGATCGATCCCATATGGATGAGCTGACCGCGCTGGAGAACTGGGCTGCGCCCTTGCTGGCCCGCCTGCAACCCGGCGAGCGCCGAACGCTGGCCCGTAAGATCGGAACGGAACTGAGGCGCTCGCAGAGCCAGCGCATTGGCAAGCAGCAGGCGCCGGATGGCTCGCCGTACGCGCCGCGCAAGCAGCAGCTACGTGACAAGTCCGGGCGCGTCAAACGCGCCAAGATGTTTGCCAAGCTGCGGCAGGCCAAGTTTTTCAAAGTCAGCGCCAGCCCCAACGCTGTGAGCGTGGGGTTTGTCGGACGCGTGGCGCGCATCGCACGCGTGCACCAAGATGGGTTAACGGATCAAATCCGATTAGGCGGGCCAAGGGTGACTTATCCGCAGCGGCAATTACTCGGGCTTGCGCCAAGCGACCGCTCACTTATCGGTGATCTATTAACCGAACATCTAACAAAATGAGGACCGCACCCGCATTGCAATGCGACCGCTATAGCCTAGGAAAACTCATGGTGAAGCAGGCACCATGGCCAGGTTCAGATTGTACGTCGACATGACCATTAGCTTGGCGGACCGCACCATAGACCTGCGCCAACCCCAAACCTGTTCCTTTTCCGCTAGGTTTGGTGGAGAAGTACGCCTCAAACAATCGGGCTCGCACCGCAGGCGCGATGCCTTCGCCATTGTCACGAACCGCAACGCTTATGTAGTCCCCTGCAGCACGATGGAGATTCGCGTCAGTTTCTGAAACAGAGCTGGTCGAGACAACGACCCAGATGAGACCAACATCCCCACAGGCGTCCCTTGCATTGATGACAAGATTCATGAGGGCACGCTCCACCAGGTGAGGATCCATCAAAGCGATGCATGTCTCGGTACAGGGCAAAAGTTCCAATTTGACACCAGAGCCCACTGCTTGTGTAAGCAGGGGCATCATCTGCGCCGTCAAGGCACCAAGATCTGTTTGCTCAACCACATATGGATGATTCGCGGCGAAGCTCAATAAGCGTTTAGACATCGCCGCGCCATGATCTAAAGCTTTCTCCGCCATGCTTAAAAGCTGCATATCGCGGCTTCCAATTTTCCTTCGACTGGTGACAAGTCCTATCGCGCTGCGCGATGCATGTAAAACATTGTTCAAATCGTGCACAACTCCCGCAAGCAATTGCCCAATGGCTTCGCCTTTCTGAGCCTGCTCGGCAACCGATTCAGCAACTCGTCGCGCAGCATTAGCGATATCAAGCTCAGCCAGGTTATCGCCCTTGGGCTCGGTTTCCTCTCCTGGCGCTGTAGAGCTCGCAGGAAACTCAACTCCATCGAAGCTTTGTCGCTCATCGTTAAGCCGTGCGGGCATCTGCCGATTTGAGTCGCGGAGGCTATTTTTTAGGGTTTCCAACGCAACTTCCGCTAAGCGACGCGCTGTGATATCACGATTGACAACAAGCACAGCATTAATCTCACCTCCATCGTCACACAGTGGACTCGTTGAGACATGCCAATATTGATGCCGATCATGAGCATTGACGCATTGGACCTCGAAATCACAAGACTTGCCTCTTCTGGCAGACTCAAGCGCATTAAGTACAAGTGGTTGCACTTCAGCTGACCATAGCGAAGTCCATTGCGTACCAATCCCTGGCTCGGCGACTACGCTGCTCATCCGAGCCATGCCGTGAGAGTTGGCGTAAAGCACCTCTCCAGACAGCGACAAACACTTGATGGAATCGGCCGAAAGCTCAACAACCTTGCGGCACCAGTCTTGCCTATCCGGAATTAACGAATTCATAGTTGTGAGATAGGCGTGAAGTCGGCTCATTGTGCGCCGGTCGCTTCGGGACATCAACACACAATCACGGAGCTCGAGTTGCATGCCCACCAAGAAAAAATTGTTAATTTTGATCGTGGACGACGATCCCGTTTTGCTCGAGCTTGCCGCGCTACTAGTTATGGATATGGGGTACTCGGCCGTCACCGCCTGTGATCCCTCACAGGCTTTGGAGCGACTGCATAGCGAGCCTGGAATCAAATTGATTTTTAGCGACATCCAAATGCCCGGAGAATTGGATGGATATGGCCTGGTTGCCTACCTTCGAGCGTGTGGCGTACTGACGCCAGCCATCCTCACCTCCGGGGCAGTTTGTCCGCAGAAGCTGCCCGATCGCACACAATTTCTGCGAAAACCTTACTCACGTGAGGTCCTGCTAAACGGAATTCAACACGCGATGCAGGCTCCATTTCACTGACTGCTGGACAACTTGCGACGTAGCCAGTGAAACCATCGTACGGAGAGCGCGGCACTGACGGCGGTCGCGTCCGCTTGAGTGGGCGTCGCACTCCGTGCCTGCAGAATTGACGAAGCTCGCCGATAAGAGGGAATCTCCTGGAGCACACGCATGCCCGGCTCTCTCAAAACGCAGCTTCCGTTCACCTCCACCAGCGAGACGATCGGCGATCTCTTAGATTGTCTTGCTCGGCTCACCCCGCTAAAAACCTGGTTATTTGCAGAGATCAAGAACGACTACTGGATCATCCGGGCGTGCACTGACGCGAGCTTTGGATTGAAAGTTGATCAATTTCTGACGTGGTCAGAATCAGTGTGCCGAAGGGTCATCAGTATGGGAGGGCCTCAATGTGCGCCCGATCTGGGAAAGCTTACCTACCTTGCCGAAGCGCCGATTGCTATCGAGCTTGGTATAGCAAGCTACCTTGGTGTGCCGATCAGGATTCCTGGAAAGATGGAAGGCATGCTGTGCGGCATCGACAAGCACATTGCCGACGATGAGCTCGTGCATTTTTTACCGGTGGCTGAGACCTTCGGGCGTGTACTTGCCAGCTCCTGGGCGCAGCACCTGTCAGAAGAACAACCTACCCCCCTTGTGAGCGATGAAAAAAAGGTTGACATGTTGACTGGCCTCTACGACTTGAATTCTTTCCAGGTCCTGCTACAGAGTGCTGCAGAACATCATCGCAACGAACAAGGTGGCATCTTACTTTTCGATCTGGATGTCAGCAGTGCAGGCAATGACGTAGGCACGAGGAAAGAGATCGAAATTGCTACTCGACTCCTACAAGCGGCAACGCGTCCACAAGATGGCCTTGGGCATCTGGCGCCGGGGGAATTTGCGATCTACCTGCCCGGCATCAGCGAGGCAGGTTTACTATCGGTTGCTCGACGTATCCGCTCCTCTCTGATTGCGAGCGGGCTCAAATCAAAATGGGGCGCAAGTTGGTTCAAGGACATGGACCAACTCGACAGCGTAGACGGCGCACTCAAACGCGCAAGCTCGCAAACCAGCGGGATTACATCAGCGGAAGAAATTTCAGTCTAAGCTTATCCGGCAGTTGCTGTTTGCATCGTCATAGGTCGCGCTGTTTTGTAATTCACCTATATACATGTTATTGCCATGGGAAGAAGTACGGCGCCCGGAGAGGATTGATCTAAGCCCTCTCTTACTCTTCTCATGGCTTCTTTTACAGCAGTTGATCTGTCAAAGCTCCAAGCTCCAGATCTGGTCGAGACGCTAAGCTTTGAGACGATTTTTGCCGAGGCGCTCGCGCAATTCCGCAAGCTGCTTCCAGAATTTTCTGCGCTCACAGAAGCCGACCCTGTCTATAAGCTCCTGCAGCTGTTCGCGGCCCGCGAGCTGTTGATTCGCCAGCGTGCCAACGACAAGGCCCAGCAGACCATGCTCGCCTTCGCCACCGGCACCAACCTCGATCACCTGGGAGCGCTATTCGGTGTTGCGCGCCTGGTGCTTGATCTGGGCCAACCGGAGAACGGCATTACACCGACCTACGAGTCGGACGTGGACTTCCGCCGCCGGATCCAGCTGGCGCCGGAGGGCTTCAGCGTTGCTGGCCCCGAGGGTGCCTACATCTATCACGCGCTCAGCGCAGCGGCCGATGTCATGGACGCTAGCGCCACCAGCCCCGCGCCTGGCCAGGTCCTGGTCACGGTCCAATCGCGCACCGGCGATGGCACGGCTGCGCAAGCGCTGTTGGACGAGGTCGCTGCGATTCTCACCAACGATGACGTGCGCCCGCTGACCGACAGTGTCACCGTCCAGAGCGCCCAGATTGTCCCGTATGCGATTCGTGGGCGCGTCTACACCTACGCTGGCCCGGACTCGGCGGTGGTCATGCGTGAGGCCATGCGTAGCCTGCAGGCGTATCTGGACGAGGCGCACCGCATCGGTCGCGACGTGCCTGAGTCGGCCATCAAGGCCAAGCTGTTCGCCGATGGCGTGCAGCGCGTCGAGTTGGACTCGCCTGCCGCTGACATCCGGATCAGCCGCACCCAGGCCGCCTACTGCACGGCGATCGACATCGTGCATGCCGGCGTCGATGAGTAGTTCGCCGCTCCCGCCCAACGCCACGCCGATGGAGCGCGCCCTGGCGGCCGTCGCTGAGCGCCTGGAAGCGATCCCGCTGCCATACCCGGATCTGTGGAATCCGGACACGTGCCCAGACGGCCATCTGCCGTGGCTGGCGTGGACGCTATCGGTGGATGACTGGAAGGCGGACTGGAGCGATGCGGTCAAGCGCTCGCGCCTGCGTAGCGCGATGGCAATCCAGCGTCGCAAGGGCACCGCCAACAGCGTCCGCATGGTGGTGGCCTCGTTCGGGGGTGCGGTGACCATCCGCGAGTGGTGGCAGCAGCAGCCACGCGGCCAGCCGCACACCTTCGAACTGACGCTCACGCTCAACGGGTCCGATGGGCGAGCTGCGAGCGCTCGGTTTGTCGATGAGGTCATCGCCGAGGTCGAGCGCACCAAGCCCGTTCGCTCGCACTTCGGGTTCGTGCAGGGGCTGCAAGCCACCGGCAACGTCTCGCTGGTCACTGGTATTCGCATCATCAACTACCGCCGTCTGTCGATGACGGCGCAGGGGTAATCCATGGCACTGCAGCTAGTCCTCACCACCGCTGGTCGCGCGGCGCTGATCAACGCCGAGAAGAACGGCACCAACGCCGTCAAGGTGGCCAGCATCGGTTTCACTGCGGCAGCATTCGCTGCAACGGAAGAGCTGAAGAGCGTCCCAGGTCAGCACCTGGCGCTCTCCAGCATCTCGGGTGGCACCACGTCGTCCACCACCATCCACGTCACAGTCAGCGACACCAGCCGGGCGACCTACGAGGTACGCGGGTTTGGGCTGTACCTGGAAAATGGCATGCTGCTGGGTAGCTATTCCCAGCCCGAGCTGATCATGGAGAAGGCGGCCGCCTCGGACCTGCTGATGTCGGCCGACATCCTGTTTTCAGGCGTGACCGTGTCTTCGGTCACGTTCGGCAACGCCAACTTCACCAACCCGGCCGCGACCACCGAGAAGGAAGGCATCGTCGAACTTGCCACGCGCGCAGAAGCGATTGCAGGCATGGACCCACAACGTGCCGTCACACCGGACGCATTGAAAGCCGCGATCGATAGCCGCAGTGGCTGTGCGCGCTTTGAGGCGTCCGGCACTTTTGTTGTTCCGGCAGGGGTAACAGCGATCTACGTCAGCGCCTGTGCGGGCGGCGGCGGCGGGGGCGGCGGTGCAACGCGGGCTGAAAAAGTCCTTGGGTCAGGCACCTACACCGCGACCGGCGGTGGCGGTGGCGGCGCTGGGCAATCCATTCAGCGCGTGCGCTTCGCGGTCACGCCTGGGGCCAGTCATCCGATTGTCATCGGTGCTGGAGGATCAGCTGGCGCAGGCTCCAGAACGGACGGTACAAACGGGGTGGCAGGCAGTTCAGGGGGAGCGACAGTCATCGGCAACCTCATCACCCTGGCTGCCGGTCAGGGCGGCGGCGGCGGACTGGTTGGTGCATCGCAGGTCGGCGGTGCAACCGGTGGGGATGGCTACCCAGCCGGTGGCGATTCGGCATCGATCTCAGTCAACGCACCTTACGGCCCGGCGGGCACCGGTGGTTCTTGCGCGTTTGGCGGCGGCGGACCTGGCGGGCGGAGTGCTGGCGAAACGACATCGGCCAGCCGTAAAGGCTATGGCTTTGGTGCAGGTGGCGGCGGTGGGGGCGGCGTGTCCAACGGCTCCACGGCCGCGACGTTTGGCAAGGATGGTTCCACCGGGTGCCCCGGCTTCGTTTTTATTGAGTGGTTTTGAGATGACGATTGGACGTTACGCAATGATTCAAACCGGGGCCGACGTGGTGGTCAACGTCATCGTCTCCGATAGCGGTTTCACCGTTGACGGTTTCGAGTTCCGCGCACTCCAAGACAAGACCGTGTGCGAGCCTGGCATGTACTTCAACCGGGGCGATGGGCTGTACTACTTCGACGCGCACTTCAGCCAGCGCGAAGTCATCGCACCTGAGCCGCCTGCGAATTTGTAGCACTGCTGCGCTGCGTAGATCACGCGGCTACAGCACAGCTGCGGTGTCATCCTGCACGCGCGCGACGACCATGACTGCATGGGCATCGCATCCTCCGCACTGAGTAACGCCATTCGCCTCGGCACCGTTGCCGAGGTGAATCTCGCCACCGCGCGATGCCGCGTGCAGGTCGGGGAGATGCTGACTGACTACCTGCCTTGGGTGGTCACACTGGCGGGTAGCACGATCATCTGGTCGGCGCCGGCGATCGGCGAACAAGTCGTGGTGCTGTCGCCGGCTGGCGACCTGGCCGATGGCGTAGTGCTACGGGGCTTGTACTCCGACCAATTTGCAGCGCCTGCCGCGTCCGACACGCTCCACGTGCTGCGCTTCGCCGATGGTGCGCAGATCCATTACGACACCGAGGCGCATGCGCTGCAGGCCACGCTACCCAGCGGCGGCACCGCTTCCATTACAGCCGATGGCGGCATCACGCTCAATGGCCCGCTGACCGTCAACGGCAAGACGATGCTCAATGGTGATGCCACCATCACCGGTACCGCGACGGCAACCACCGATGTCATCGGCGGCGGGATCAGCCTCAAGAGCCACAAGACCACCGGTGTGATGGCCGGCAGCGCGCTCAGCGGTGGCCCCAAGTGATCGGCGTCGATGCCGTGACCGGCCGTGTGATCGAGGGCGAGCAGCACCTGGCCCAATCGATCGCCTGCATCCTCACCACGCCCATCGGCACGCGTGAGCAGCGCCGCGACTTCGGCTCGCTACTGCCGGAGCTGATCGACCAGCCGTTCAACGGTACCACCCGCACGCTGCTCTACGGCGCCACCGCCACCGCATTGATGCGCTGGGAGCCGCGCCTGCGCCTGACTCGCGTCGACCTGGTTATCGGCGATGTGCCCGGCAGCTTCGTGCTGACCATTGATGGCGAACGCACCGACGTTGCTCCCGCCAATGCGCGCTCGCGCATGACCATCCCGCTCCGCTTCCGCTCGTCCTGATCGAGGAACCTATGTCTACTACCTACCACCACGGCGTTCGCGTCATCGAAGTCAGCGCAGGTGCGCGCGTCATCCGCACCGTCTCCACCGCCATCGTCGGCCTGGTCGCTACGGCGTCCGATGCGGACGAGAAGGTCTTTCCGCTCAACAGAGCCGTGCTGCTCACCGATGTGCTCGGTGCCATCGCCAGCGCCGGCACCAAGGGCACCTTGCGCGACTCCCTGCAGGGCATCGCCGACCAGACCAATCCTGTGACCGTGGTCGTGCGCGTAGCCGAGAGCGAAGACGCGGAAAAGACCTCGTCCAACGTCATCGGCAAGGCCGAATCCAGCGGCTATACCGGCCTGTATGCGCTGCTCGCAGCGCAAGCGCAGCTGGGCGTGCGCCCGCGCATCCTGGGGGCGCCTGGTCTGGACACACTGCCGGTGGCCAAGGCACTGGCGACCATCGCCAAGAAGCTGCGGGCCATGGCCTATGTGCGGCCGGTCGCCGAAACCGTGGCCGATGCCATCACCTACCGAGGGCAGTTCGGCGATCGTGAGTTGATGTTGATCTGGCCGGACTTCCTGGCTTTTGACACCGCCACCAGCACCACGACCGCAGCGTATGCCACTGCACGTGCGCTCGGCCTGCGCGCCAAGATCGACACCGAACAGGGCTGGCACAAGAGCCTGTCCAACGTGCCCGTGGCGGGCGTCACCGGCATCTCCAAGGATGTGCATTGGGATCTGCAGGATCCGGCCACCGATGCGGGTCTGCTCAACGAGGGCGACATCACCACGTTGATCAACTTCAACGGGCAACGCTTCTGGGGGTCGCGCACGTGCGCGGAGGACAACATGTTCGCCTTCGAGACGGCCACGCGCACCGCGCAGGTGCTGGCCGACACCATCGCCGAGGGCGTGGCGTTCTACGTCGACAAGCCGATGCATCCCTCGATTGTCAAAGACGTCATCGAGACGATCAACGCCAAGTTCCGCGACCTGAAGGCGTCCGGCTACCTGATCGATGCCACCGCCTGGTTCGACGGCACCGTCAACAGCGCTACCACGCTCGCCGATGGCGCGCTGCGCATCGACTACGACTACACGCCTGTGCCGCCGCTGGAGAACCTGCAGCTGTACCAGAAGATCACCACCAGCTACCTGGCCGACTTTGCCGAACGCGTCAACGCGTAACGCACCCGCCTTAGATTCCCGGAGAACCCCATGGCTTTGCCCAAGAAACTCAAAGCGCTCAACCTGTTCAATGACGGTGAGAGCTACCTCGGCCAGGTGGTCGAAGTGAAGCTGCCCACGCTGTCCCGCAAGATGGAGGAATACCGCGGCGGCGGTATGAATGGCCCGGTCGATATCGACTTTGGCCAGGAGAAGATCGAGCTCGAGTGGAAGTGCGGCGGCATGATGCGCAGCGTGCTGAATCAGTACGGGGCCACCAGGCACAATGCCGTGCAGCTGCGCTTTGCCGGCGCCTACCAGCGCGACGACAGCGGCGCGGTGGATGCCGTCGAATTTGTGGTGCGCGGCCGTCACAAAGAGATTGATCCCGGTACCGGTAAGTCCGGCGACGACACCGAGTTCGCCGTCAAGACCTCCGCCAGCTATTACAAGCTGATGATCAATGGCTCTACCGTGATCGAGATCGATCTGATGAACATGATCGAGATCGTTAACGGCGTGGATCTGCTTGCGCCTCACCGCCGCGCCATCGGCGCCTGACCCTTTCGGCCTGGCGTCGCCCAGGCCTCCGCCCTGAGACCTTCCAATGACCCCGACCTTTTCCCCAGCCATTTCCCTCGACCAGCCGATTCTGCGCGGCGAGCAGATCATCACCGACCTCAAGGTGCGCAAGCCCGGCGCCGGCGAACTGCGCGGCCTCAAGCTGACCGACGTGCTGCAGCTGGATGTCACCGCGCTGGCAACACTGCTGCCGCGCATTTCCTCGCCCACCCTGACCACTGCCGACGTCAATGCGATGGATCCGGCCGACCTGCTGGCGGTAGGCCAGGAGGTGCAGGTTTTTTTCTTGCCGAAGGCACAGAGGGAAGCGGATTTCCCGACTGCGTAGAGGATGCGATGGCCGACATCGCGGCCATCTTCCACTGGCCGCCGTCTGAAATGGACGGCTGGTCGCTGCACGAACTCACGGCGTGGCGCGAGCGTGCCCGCCTGCGAAGCGGAGCCGAATGATGCCCCACCCGAACCACGAGGCCGCCTAAATGGCGGCCTCCGACAATCTGCGCCTGCAGGTCATCCTGGCCGCCGTCGACCGCGCCACCGGCCCGTTCCGGCGCGTGTTGAACGGCAGCCGCGGCGTTGCCACCGCGCTGCGCAACCAGCGCGACGCGCTGCGGCAACTCAACAGCCAGCAACGCGACATCGGCGCCTATCGCGAGCAGGTCGCGCAGGCACAGCGCGCCAAGGCCGCGCTCGATGCGCAACGCCAATCGGTGCGCACGCTTGCCCAACAGATCAAGGCCACCGGCACACCCACCGCTGCCATGAATGCCGAGTTCGAGCGCGCCGTGCGTACCGCACGCGAACTCAAGAGCGCACACGGTGCGCAGGAGGCCGGCCTGCTGCGCCTGCGTGGTCGTCTGGAGACGGCCGGAATCAGCACGCGCGAGCTGGTCACGCATGAGCGGCGCCTGCGCGGCGAGATCGAAAGCACAAACACCGCCATGCGCGCCCAGCAGCAGCGCCTGACGGCGATCGATGCTGCACAGCGTCGTAGCGCCCGCATCCAGAGCGCCGGCCTGCAGGCGAGCGCGTACGGCGCCGGCATGGCCTTCGCCGGCCAGCGCGCACTGGGTGCCTCGGTGCTGCCGATCAGCGATGCGATGGAGTTCGAGTCGGCCATGGCCGACGTGCGCAAGGTGGTGGACTTCAAAACGCCGCAGCAGTTCCTGCAGATGGGCCGCGATGTCGAGAACCTCTCCATGCGCCTGCCGATGCTGCCGGCGGACATTGCCAAGATCGTCGCGGCCGCCGGCCAGGCGGCGATCCCGCGCCAGGAGCTGGTCCGCTTCGCCGAGGACGCGGCCAAGATGGGCGTGGCCTTCGACAGCAGTGCCGAGGAAGCCGGCCAGACCATGGCGACCTGGCGCACGGCGTTCCGCATGGGCCAGGCCGAAGTGGTCGTCCTGGCCGACAAGATCAACTACCTCGGCAACACCGGCCCGGCCAGCGTCAACAAGATCAGCGCGGTGGTGAACCGCATTGGTGCCCTGGGCGAGGTGGCCGGCCTGCAGAGCGGGCCGCTGGCGGCACTGGGCGCCACCGTCGCCGGCATGGGCATCGAGTCGGAAGTCTCGGCCACCGGCATCAAGAACATGCTGCTCACCCTGGCCTCGGGCGAGTCGGCCACCAAGAGCCAGCGCGAGGCCTTCGACAAGCTGGGCATTAAGGCCACGACCATGGCCCAGCGCATGCAGAAGGACGCAGGCGGGGCGATCATGTCGGTGCTGCAGAAGCTGCGTGCACTGCCCAAGGCTGAGCAGGCCGCGACCATGACGCAGCTTTTCGGCCGCGAGTCGATCGGCGCCATCGCACCGCTGCTGACCAATCTGGAGCTGCTGCAGGGCAACTTTGCCAAGGTCGCCGATGCGCAGCGCTATGGCGGCTCGATGTCGGCAGAGTACGCCTCGCGGGTGGCCACCTCGGCCAACTCGCTGCAGCTGCTGAAGAACACCGCCGTGGTGGTGTCGCAATCGGTCGGCCAGGCGCTGCTGCCGCAGTTCAAGGAATTGACCGAGCGCACGGCCGCTGTAGTCGGCCAGGTCACGACCTGGATCCGCGCCAATCCCGCACTGGTGGGTGCGATCGCCAAGACGGCGATCGCCGGTGCCGCGCTGGTCACGATCCTGGGCGGTTTGCTGGTGACCGGCGGCGTGGCCGCAATGGCGTTCTCGCAGATCCACGGCGCCGTGGCGCTGCTGTCGGGCGGTGGCGGCTTTGGTGCGCTGCTGCGGCAGGGGCTGGCGTTCGGCGGCCGCGTGCTGCCCATGCTCGCCAACGGCGCGCGCCTGCTGCTGCCGCTGCTCGGCGGCGTCAGCCTGCCGGTGCTGGCCATCGGCGCGGCCGTCGCTGCGGTGGCGCTGCTGGTGTGGAAGTACTGGGGGCCGATCAAGGCCTTCGCCATCGGCGTCTGGCAAGGCATCGTCGATGTCGCCGCACCGGTCCTCGCCGAGCTGAAGACCGCGCTCGCGCCGCTGGGGCCGGTATGGGACACCGTGGCCGTAGCGATGGGTCAGGCCTGGGCATGGGTCACGCAGCTGCTGACGCCGTTCGAGGCCACCACCGCGCAGTTGCACGGTGCAACGCAGGCCGGTCGCGGCTTCGGGCAGATCCTGGGCGCGGTGCTGGTCACCCAGCTGCAGCTGGCGGTCAAGGCGATCGGCTGGCTGGTGCAGGCGTTTGTTTTCGTGTTGCCGGTCATCAAGCAGATCCTCGGCGGTGTGTGGCAAAGCGTCCAGGGCACGTGGTCGCTGATCGTGGGCGTGTTCACCGGCAACGGGGATCGCATCCGCCAGGGGCTGCTGCAGCTGTGGGCCGGCATCAATCTGCAGGTGGCCAACTGGCCGGCCCGGATGCTGCAGGCCGGCGCGGACATGATCAGCGGGCTGCTTCAGCCGTTTGCGTCCGTGCTGCCGGTCATCAAGCAGATCCTCGGCGGTGTGTGGCAAACCGTTCAGGGCATCTGGTCGCTGATCGTAGGCCTGTTCACCGGCAACGGCGATCGCATCCGCCAAGGACTGCTGCAGCTGTGGGCCGGTATCAATCAGCAGCTGGCCAACTGGCCTGCCAGGATGCTGCAGACCGGCACGGACATGGTCAGCGGCTTGCTCCAGCCGCTCCCGTCCGTGCTGCCGGTGATAAAGCAGATCCTCGGCGGCGTGTGGCAAACCGTCCAGGGCACCTGGTCGCTGATCGTGGGCGTGTTCACCGGCAACGGCGACCGCATCCGCCAAGGGCTGCTGCAGCTGTGGGCCGGCATCAACCTGCAGTTGGCCAACTGGCCGGCCAGGATGCTGCAGGCCGGTGCGGACATGATAAGTGGCCTTGTGCAGGGCATCCGCTCCAAGCTCGGCACGGCCAGTAATGCGATCGCTAGCGTTGGCACCGGCGTGGTCGACCGCTTCAAGGGTTTGCTGGGCATCCACAGTCCCTCGCGCGTGTTTGCCCAGCTGGGCGACTTCACCATGCAAGGCCTCACCGTGGGCCTGCAGCGCGGCCAGGGCGCGCCTGTGCAGGCCGTCATGGCACTTGGCAACCGGCTGCGGGCGGTGGGCGCCGGCCTGGCCTTGGCGACGGCCACAGCGCCCGTGGCGGCGATCGACAGCCGGGCACCGCTGTCGGCCCCCGCTCGCGCGCCCAGCGCCGCCAGCGCACCTGCAGGCGGCAACAGCTACGTCATCCACGTCCACGCCGCACCCGGTATGGATGCGACCGCACTGGCGCGCGAAGTCGCGCGCCAGCTTGAAGAGCGCGACCGGCGCACAGCGGCCACGCGCCGCTCCAGCCTGCGCGACGACTGAGGATCCACCCCGATGATGATGTCCTACGGCACGTTTGTCTTTGCCCTCGATAGCGCCGCACATCTGCAGCTGCAGCGGCAGATGAGTTGGCGCCACGCCACCAGCGATCGCGTCGGCGCGCGAGCGGCCAGCCAGTTCCTGGGCCCAGGCGATGAGACCATCGAGCTATCGGGCTTGATCGCACCGGACCTGACCGGCACGCGAGGATCGCTGACCACGCTGCGCAGACTCGCAGCAGACGGCGAGCCGCTGCCGCTGGTCGATGGCACCGGCTGGGTGTATGGGCCGTATGCGTTGCTGTCGGTCAATGAGACGGCCTCGCTGTTCTTCCAAGACGGCACACCGCGACGGATTGAATTTCAGCTGAGCCTACGTCGTGCAGACGACGTTGCGCCGGAGGCAACCGCAGCATGAGCTACCCGACTCCGCAGTGGCGCGTGGTGCTCGATGGCACCGACCTCACCGAGCGCATCGCACCGCGCCTGCTCGATCTCACCCTCACCGAGTGCCGCGGCGGCGAAGCCGACCAGTTGGATCTACGGATCCATGACCACGACGGCAAGATGGCACTTCCCAAACGCGGCGTGCGCCTGGCCGTAGCCATGGGCTGGAAAGCCACCGGCCTTGTCGACAAGGGCACCTTTATCGTGGACGAAGTGGAGTACAGCGGTTCGCCCGACATCATCACCGTGCGTGCGCGTAGTGCGGATCTGACTGCAGACATGCGCACGCGGCGCGAGCGCAGCTGGCACGACACCACGCTGGGTGCAGTGCTCAACACGCTCGCCGGCGAGCATCGACTGACCCCGCGCGTGGCCGAGGTGCTGGCACACACCAAGCTGCCGCATCTCGACCAGGCCAACGAAAGCGATATGAATCTGCTCACCCGCCTGGGGCAGCGCTTCGATGCAGTGGCAACGGTGAAAGGAGGAGCGCTGATCTTTACGCCGATTGGCGCCGGGAACACAGCGACCGGCAAGCGGTTACCTACCGTCACGCTGACGCGCCGCGACGGCGACCAACACCGCTACTCCGTCGCCGACCGCGATGCCTACACCGGCGTGCGCGCGTACTGGGTAGACAAGGGCAAGGCGCGGCGGCAGTCGGTATTGGTAGGCACAGACGACAACGCCAAGCGCCTGCGCGAGTCGTATGCCGATGAGGCAACAGCACGCCAGCATGCGCACGCTGAGTTGGAGCGGATCAAGCGCGGTGTGTCCAAATTTGAGTACGTGCTTGCTACAGGCCGCGCCGATTTGTCACCCGAGCAAGAAGTCACGATCAAGGGGTTTAAATCTGAAATTTCAGGCATGAAATGGCTCATATCCAAGGCAGTTCATACGATCAAGGCCACTGGCTTCGCTACACAAATCGATCTGGACAGCTCAAGTTGACTTGAATTCATGCGCTGCAGGCCACTGCGATCAGGCGCCACCAGAACATGTCAGATTTCCCCTACAAACTTTTAGCCCGAGTCGAGCTAACCTCGCTACTGAAGTCAATGGACCGAGTCAATTGAGTGGCAAATCTAAACGCTGCGAAAAATGGCGACGCTGACTTCGCATAGCTGCACCAATTCACTACAGAAGGAAGTATGCACATGAATGGATTTAAGCTCTCACCCAAGCTATCCACAAAACAGAAGCAACGCCTTGCTCTGGGTACTGGCTTGCTCTTGGCAATTGGAGGCTATGCCTACGCACAGGAAGCGGTGAATGAGATCTGGGGACCTTTCAACTGCGATACATGTTCCTTGGGCACCCCAATGCCCGATCCCATTACTCAGGTGTTCATTGACACTTGGCGGTCTGAGATGTCGAGACCTGGGTTCTTTAGATACACATACGATCTCCAACCTGGACACACAATCACAATCTGCAACGCGAGCACATGTGTAACTTACACAGGCACTGACAGCGGAAATGTTATGGGAGGAACCGCCACACCCATCACAACGTATCCGCCTGAACCTGGCACTGGTGGTGGTGGTGGTGGTGGCGGTGGTGGCGGGGGCGGGGGCGGTGGTGGTGGCGGCGGCGGCGGCGTGGTCATCGTTGGTCCGCCCACCCAAGAAAACTAAGTTTGGTTCAAGCGCACGGCGTTGCCTGTGCGCTTGAACCCATTTAGGGTGATGTCTGAGAGGCGCATGAACATCATAGTGCTGCGGCGGGGTTTTAATTGAATAGATCTAAAAAAAATAAGTATTTATTTTCTGCTGCCACGTTATTGGTTATCGCGGGCTTATTCATCTATGCCTTTCACAGTCCTACCCGTTCACCAGGGTCAACGGTGGACGGCAACATAGAGCAGTCGGAACAGAGGGCACAGCCTAGAGTTTCAGCACCAGTGGCAACTCTTATAGCTGACAGAAAAATAGATAGTGATGTTGTCAAACGACAAGGTCCAAAGGCTTTCAGCATTGTAAGGAATAAGAAGCGGCCTCCTGGAGATGTTGCGAAGTACATCGATTCTCTTCTTCAACGTTCAGAATCAGGCGACGCTGTTGCCACCTACTCGATATATCTCGCTGCACTTGAGTGCAAGAACACTTTGAATGGGTCTGCTAGCAGAAGTGCGCTTGCGCACCAGGCGTCGGCGACCGGCGAAGGCTATCTGAAGGGCGCAGAGTCAAGCCTAGATGATTGCGCTAATTTGGCAAATCGCCCAGAGCTTTTGAACGGTGAGTGGCTAAAGAAGGCAGCCGAACAAGGTTCTCTGGAGGCGCAGTTGATGTACGCCAGAGACTCCACTTCCATCATCGGATCAAGGCAGGATTATCTAAAGGATCCCGAGAAATTAGTTCAATACAAGAAGGATGCTGCCCGATTCCTTGAAGGAGCCGCACAACAAGGCAGTGTTGACGCTCTTCTCGCGATTGCGGGCGACAGTCAACGTGGAATCATGGCGCCAAAAGATCCTGTGAAGTCCTTCGCATACTACATGGCAGCTCAAAAAACTGGATCGAACGTCTATCTCGATAAAATCGTAGACAACTACTCCAGTACCCTTTCACGAGACCAGATGCGCGCAGCACATGAGCAGGCTGAGGCGATCTATGAAAACTGCTGCAGATAGGAATTGAGGATGACATCGCTACCCCCAAGCATCAAATCTATAACTGTTGTTCGATAGCTGCCTTTCACCGCTCATCAGGCTCATCACCTACATACACAAGCGGAGATTTCCTACAGCTGGCATACGAGTAATCAGGCATTCTGACTTTGGTTGTCAGGCCAACTCGTGCTGCCAGGATGGCGGCGATTGGATCGCAAGGAGCTATGCGCCGACACCTAAAAAAGCCGCCGGGAAACCGGCGGCCTTTTTCTTTGCGAGCTAGCAAGCTCTACAGTTCAGGCAGGTATAGCCGATAACGGCAAATTTCTCACGAGCAGCTGCCCAATCGCGATGCTGATCACTTGCTCTTTTTTTTACGTCCACCAACAACAATCTGCATGTTGCTTTGATCCACGATGGCTGTCGTCGAAACCGCTTGGCCTACGTCACTGTTGTCGAACGACAGCACCGGGCCGGCACCTGTATTGGAAGACGAGGTATCGCTTACCAAGCCCAATGCCACAAGCACAGCGTTGCGAGCAGCCGGTCCTGCATCTTTGAACGCAGACAGCAGGAGCCTGTCAGCAGGGTCCAACTGCGCCCGATGTCCAGACAGCACGTACATGACATCAACGCCACGGTCTAGCGCGGCCAGTAGATAAGCTCCGCCAGGCAGATTGATGTCTTTCTCGAAGTTCAGTTGCGCGTAGCGCGTGAGGCCGAGTTGCACAGCCATCTCGTCCTGCGTCAGGCCAAGTCGCTTGCGCTCTTCCTTCAGGCGTTTCCCTACGGTCATTACAGGCATTTCCTTACTTGACAATGTTGAGTTAAGTCCACAAAATTCCCAAAAGTAGACGGAACCGCCACATGCCCCGGAGGAGTCAAATGCAGCAGTTCACGCCCCGCAGCCCGGAACAGGCGCGGCAGTGGCTCGAAGCAAATGGCATCACGGTCTCGGCATTCGCCAGACAGAACGGCGTGGATCGGTCGATCGTGCATGACCTGCTCCGTGGCCGTTCTCAAGGCAAATATGGCGAGTCTCACAAGGCGGCGATCGCCCTAGGCCTCAAGGCACCACCCAATAGTGCCACAGAAATCCCAACCGCTAAGAGCTCAAGGGGGTGAGCATGTTCGGTCGGAAAAAAATCGTGTTTCGCTGCGAAGCGTGCAGTGCACGTCTCATCAAGCGCACCAGCGTCCTCGCACACAAGTTTCTTCGGCATGACTCCTATGTTTGCGAGAACCCGATGTGTGGTGCGACCTACACAGGCCATTCGGAATTGACTGGAATTGCCAGCCCCAGCGGTGTGCCCACCTCACACAGCGAGCTTCCACCAACACCGGCGTATCAGCGCGCCCAAGCGCTGCAGGCCTACCGCGAATCGCTAGGCGACCGCCAGCTGGACTTGCTTCCCGTCGGCGGCGAGCAGTTCTTCCCTCACCTCTGAGGCATCCCTAATGCGAAAGACCATTGATTGGGCGGCATTGCCGCCCACGGCGAAGCTTTGCCTGGAAGTTGCGCTCATCCACGGCGGCTTGGTGAAAACCGAGCACGGCTACATCGGCCGCACAGCCGCGCCGGATACAGACCAGCGCTTCGGAGCAGTTCCGGTTGCCGCGCTTATGCGCGAAGGCCTTGCCACCTCTGACGCCTCCGATGAGCGCCTTGTCGCGCTGACCGACGCCGCGGCGGCTTTGTTCCATCTCCAAAGGGTAAGCACCGAGGTCGGTTCGTGAGACACGCCAATAGCTGGTTCACCGCACAAGAGCCGCGATTCGTTGATGCGGCCAGCAATGTCCCGCAGCGCCTAGCGCCGCACGCCAAGCACGAAGAAGCACGACTGCTCGCTGCTGCCGTTGACGCGCATCGCCGTGCCGGCGGCGCTTACATCGTGATCGACAACGCCACAGCTCCGCTCGCGCCTCGGCGCTCGCTCGGCGTCTAAGGAAGTTCGATGCAAGAGGATCTGCGGCAACAGGTGCTGTCCCGGCTGGAACGGGATTACGGACTCAAGCACCGTAGTGGTACCGAGTACATGCGCGGCGGCAAGTGCCCGTCGTGCGGCAAGAAAGAGCTTTACACCAACCATCTCAAGCCTTGGGTGGTGAAGTGCGGCCGCCAATCCAAGTGCGGGCGCGAGCTGCACGTCAAGGATCTGTACGACGACCTGTTCGACGACTGGTCCAAGCGCTTCCAGCCAACGGCTGCGGCTCCCAACGCTGCGGCCGATGCGTACCTGCAGTTCTCGCGTGGCTTTGACCTGGCGCCGCTGAAAGGCCTCTACGCCCAGGACAGCCACTACGATCGCAAGATCAGCGCGGGCACTGCGACTGTGCGCTTTGCGCTGGTCAAGGGCGGCTGGTGGGAGCGCCTGATTGATCGTCCGCATCGCTTCGGCAAGCAGAAGGCGCGCTTTGCGCCAGGCCAGAGCTATGCAGGGGTGTGGTGGGCGGCGCCTGCATCGCTGACGGCCATGCAGACGGCGCGCGAGGTTTGGATCGTCGAGGGCATCTTCGATGCGATCGCGCTCCTGCAGCACGGCATGTGTGCAGTGTCGGCCATGTCCTCCAACGCATTTCCGGAAGAATCGCTGCGCGAGCTGGCGAAGGCCCGCATGGCCGATCTTCCGACGCTGGTGTGGGCGCTGGACAACGAGCCTGGTGCTCGTGCGTACACGTACAAGCACATCAAGCGCGCAGCGGCGCTGGGCTTCGACTCGCGGGCCGCGCAGATCGTGCAGCGCGACGGCAAGAAGACCGACTGGAACGACCTGCATCTGCGCGCGATCGCGTCCGACGATCCCAAGCAATGGGACAACGACGTCAAGGAAGCCCGCTACCAGGGCGACCTGCTCGTGGCCCGCACGGCAGTGGACAAAGGCCTGTTGATGTTTGAGCACGACGGCCGCAACGACTTCTGGCTGGAGTATCGCTCCCGCCTGTACTGGTTCGACTTCGACACCCAGCGCTTCGACAAGCTACGCAAGGAGAAGCTGGGCGACCTCGATGCCGACGACGGCGACGACCGCGACGAGGTTGCTGCCGAGGATCTGAGGAAGATCAAGCGCGCTGCCTGTTCCGTGCAGAAAATCGCCAACTGCTACCCGGAAGCTCTGTATTTCCAGCGCCAGGAAGTCACGGATGAAAGCTGGTACTACTTCCGCGTCGATTTCCCGCACGACGAACCCAGCGTAAAGGGCACCTTTACCGGTGGCCATGTCTCCAGCGCGTCTGAGTTCAAGAAGCGCCTGATCTCCCTGGCGGCGGGCGCCATGTTCACCGGTACCGGCCATCAGTTGGACCGCCTGATCGAGGAGCAGACCGAGGCCATCAAGAAGGTCGACGCCATCGACTTCGTGGGCTACAGCAAGGAGCACCGCGCTTACCTGCTCGGCGACCTGGCGGTACGCGATGGTGAGCTGGTAACGGCCAACGAAGAGGACTATTTCGAGTTCGACAAGCTGCGCTTGAAAACCACGCAGAAGTCCATCCGGTTGGAAATTCAGCGCGACGCCGAGGCCTTCCGCGTGGACTGGCTGCCGTGGCTGTGGCAGTGCTTCGGCACGCACGGCATGGTCGCCATGACGTTCTGGTTTGGCTCCTTGTTCGCCGAGCAGATCCGCGCCGGGCACAAGAGCTTTCCGTTCCTTGAAGCCACCGGTGAGGCCGGCGCCGGCAAGACCACGCTGCTGACGTTCCTGTGGAAGCTGCTGGGCCGCTCGGACTACGAGGGCTTCGACCCGGCCAAGTCGTCCAAGGCCGGCCGTGCGCGCGCCATGGGCCAAGTGTCCGGCATGCCCGTCGTCCTACTGGAGGCCGACCGCAGCGAGCCTGATAAAGCGCACTCCAAGACGTTCGAGTGGGATGAGCTGAAAGACTTCTTCGGCGGCGGCACCCTGGCAACCCGTGGCGTGCGCAACGGCGGCAACGAGACCTACGAGCCGCCGTTTCGCGGCACGATCGTGATCACCCAGAACGCCGCGGTGGACGCCAGCGAGGCGATCCTCACGCGCATCGTGAAGCTGCACTTCAAACGACCGCAGGTCACCACCGAAAGCCGCATCGCGGCCGACAACCTCAACGCGCTGCAGGTCGAAGAAGTCAGCCACTTCCTTGTGCGTGCCATCCGTCAGGAACGCGCCATCCTCGATCTGTTCGCCGAGCGCGTAAAGGTCTTCGAGGCCAAGCTGCGCGCGCAGCAGGATCTGCGCCTGGAACGCGTCATCAAGAACCACGCGCAGATGCTGGCGCTGTTCGACTGCCTGCGCCTGGTCATCACCATCCCTGACGACATGGTAGAGCAGACACGGCTCGCGCTGTTGGAAATGGCCCTGGAACGGCAGAAGGCGATCAGTGCGGACCACGCGATGGTCAATGAGTTCTGGGAAGTCTACGAATACCTCGAGGCCACCGGCCACGGAAAAGCCGTCGTTAACCACAGCCGCGATGCGCAGCGCATTGCGATCAACCTCAATCACTTCACTGCGCGGGCCGCCCAGTTCAGTCAGGCCGTGCCCGATCTAAAGGTGCTGCGTGCGCTGCTCGGCGACTCGCGCCGGCACAAGTTCATCGGCGCGAACGTAGCCGTCAACAGCGCCGTCCTCAAGGACGATCTGACCGGCGTCGGCACCACTGTGAAGTGCTGGGTGTTCCAAAAATGAGCGCGCTCGCACGTGTGGGAGATTTTGAGAAATTTTCGTTGACATCCGCCCAGGAGCGGAGCAACCATTACTCCGTCGCCGCACAATCGGCGACCGGGTTTGACAGCCCGAATCAACGGCGCACCAGCGCCCATCGACCGATGCACGGCGCTTTTTTTTCGCTCGCTGTGCAGTCGCGGGCGTTTGCCAGCCAGTTCTATGGCGGGCGGTGCGCGGAGGCCTTCGGGCCTGCCGGTTCCGTTGACCGGTCTGTCAACCGCGCACCGTCCGCCACCTCGTTTGACAGCGTCGTGGCGGACTCCAACTACAACGGAGCCTGCACCATGACCTACGACGCTCAAGAAGCGTTGGCCAATGCCGCGCGTCAGATCGCCCATTACTTCGGCCTGATCGCCGACACCCTCGATTGGAACCACACCGCCTGGCTCGCCCTGCAGGCGAAGCTGCAGGCCATGGGCAAGGCGCCCGAGGCGCTGACGTTGGCCGATGTCGAGGCCGCCATTTCCAGCACCAATGCCGACCTGGCAGAGGTGCGCCAGTGAGCCGCCGCGACCTGCATAAAGCGCTGCGCGTCGCTCCCGGCGTCTACCTGCTCCTGCAGATCCGGGCGACCGACGTCCTGGCCGAACTGTACGCCGACAGCCTGCATGACCGCCCGCCGGTCATGTTCGCCTGCAGCGCGATCGAAAAGGCGTCCGAGTTGTTCCTGGTCGATGACGGCACTGGCCTGGCCATTGGCTCGTTGCACGTTGTGATGCCGGAAGCCGAGGCCGCCGCGCTGCAGGAATGGGTAATCGATCGCATGCCCGCATTGGAGGTGGCTTGATGGACGCTGCTCACCCAAATGTACAGCTGCCGGCGGACGCCGATTTCTCGATCAACGAAGAGGAGCAATACCGCCTCTGGCGCGCGTACCACGCGGCCGCGTTGCTCGCGGCGCTGACCAATGATGTCGCGATCGAGGCAGGCATCAATCACGACGGACCGGCAGCAGTGGCCGAGTACATCCGCCACGAACTACTTGATGTGCTCAACGGCGCGCAGCGTCTGCGTGAGCCTGACCCCAGCATCCCGCCATCCGGCGCCGACCTGATCTAACCCCGCAACAGCGGGCCGGCGGGCGGTGCTGTAACACCGCCCCAAGGCCCTCCACCAACGCAACTCAGGAGAGTCGATATGCAACAGCACACTGGAACACGTCCAGCCACGGCAACACGTCCGTCGGTTTTGAGCACCGGACCTGGCGCGGAGGCTAGCACGCCGGCCGTCGTCGCCTACGATCGCGGCATGGGCGGCTGCTCGGCGACCATCACCATGCACGTCACGCACGGTGCGGTTGTGGTCACTGCCACCCTGGACATGGGACCACTTCGCCAGGAGCGTCAGTCCTGGGAGCGGCGTCGCGGCACAGGCACCGGCTGGAAACTCATCAACGGCCCCCGCCTGTGGACAACGGCGGAAGACCGGATCAGCACAGAGTTGGCCGAGTTCATGGACGGTCTGGACTTCCCCTTCGACCTGGCCAATATGCTGCCGCGCCGACCGACTGCCGCTGCCGCCGCTGCTGTGGCTCAGGCCGCACAGGAGGTGGCGCATGGTTGAGTTGCTCGCTTTGGCGATGATCCTGGCGCCGGCCGCCGGCGGCGCGCTGGTCTACAAGCTGTGGGCCTCCCGCCGTCCACGCCTCACGCAGACCGGCCTGGCTGTTGGACAGGTGCCGCAGCGCCTACGTCGCCGCACCCGCATGGCTGTGCGGCGGGAGGCTGCTCATGGCTGAGTCCGTCATCCTTCTAGGCCCGCAGGGCAGCTGCAAATCGCTCAACGCCGAGGTGCTGTGTCAGCAACTCGGCCTGCAGGAGGTCCTCGAACTGGACGATTTATTGTTCACGTTCCGAGCTAATCGGCTGGAACCTTTCGGGCAGCTGATCCTGACCTGCAACGAACAGCAGGCGCAAACGTGGTCGGTACGCTGGGGCTTGCGTCTCATGCGTGTCGCAGAAGCACGCGCCCAGCTCGGAGCCGCATGGAGGACGCAGCCATGAACCTGCAGCGCACGATCGAAATTGCCCGCGCTGCCGCGCATATGGGAGAGCCTGGCACCTTGTCCACCGGGGAAGCGCTGACCGCCGCTCTGGTGCTGAATCGTGCCGATTGGCTGGCAGAGATGGACTACACCATTGCCCAGGCGCTGGACCGGATCGACTCCGACACCGTGCAGCATCTCCGGGACGCCGAGCGCGTGCTGCGCCTGGAGGTACCGTGACGCAACGTCAGGTCGACCACGATAGTCCTCTGCCGCCCTGCAAGAACGGCCACCTGGCTCGCCATATGCTCGATGCCCGCCGCCCCGAGGCGGGCGGCGGGCACTTCATCGAGTGCGTGTGTGGGCGCACGCACAAGCATCCCAGCTACGAGCTGGCCATGATCGAATGGCGCCGAGCGCATCGGATCCGCGCACCACGCCAGCCACGTCACTGCGCCCCAAACGTCGTGCAGCTCGGTCTGCGCTTCACTGGCACGCGCCAGCGATGATCGAGGGCGCGAATATGGAAGGGTTTCGCAGGGCTTGCGAGGCGCGCCACTGGCTTCGGCAGGGCTACGTGGATGCAGCCAAGGTGCGAGAGCTCCGGCTCCGCATCGCGGCCCAGCGCGGCTACGCCGCGGCTGACTTGCTCGTGGAGGAAATGCGCGAGCAATGGCGGCACAGGCGGGAGTGGACCAAGGAGCAAGATGCATGAGCGGAGGTGTACTGACATTTGAGGATCTGCGGCGCCTATGCGCGCCAGTTGGCCCCTCCCCTCGTGCAGCTACCGTGGTGCGTTGGGCCAACGATCAGGGCATCCGTTACAAGTACGACGGTCGAGGTGGGATCTGGACAACGCTAGATGCGCTCAATGCCGCCCTTGGGTTGCAGCAAGACAACGACACCGAGATGGATACAGAACAGGAGCTGATGTAATGGCACGAGGCCGCAAGCGCAAATTCAATCCACTCATACCGGCACACATTGACCAGGCCGCGCTCCCGCGCGGCCTGTATTGGGAGGATGGCCGGTGGTACGTCGTCGAGCCGCATCCCGAAGGCGGGGCCACACGAAAGCAAACCGTGGCGTACGCTGGAGCTCGTCTATCGGAATTGCATGGAATCGTTGAGGAACGTGCGGGTAGGGGCACGCGCGGCACGTTGCGCTATCTCTTCGATCGCTTTCACGAGTCGTTGGAGTTCAAGGAACTGGCAACCGACACGCAAGATGACTACCGGCGTTATGCCAACTCCATTGCCAGCTATCTCCGCAAAGACGGATCAAAGTTGGGCTCGGTGCAGGTGGATCGCATCACCACCCCCGTGGTCCAACGACTCGTGGAAGTCTTCGCGATGGGGCGGCCAGCCAACCGTTACCAACCCGCGCTTCCAGCGACGCCTAGTAAGGCAAATCACCTTCACCGCTATTTACGTCGCACACTCGCGTGGGGCGTGCGCGTGGGCCTATGCAGATCGAACCCAGCCATCGGCGTGAGGCAAGCACGCGAAGCAAAGAAACACCGGATGCCAACGCCGGCCGCGTTCGACAAGGTGCTGACCTTCGCAAGAGAGCGCGGCTCCCTTCCGCCGCATACAAAAGGCAGCTGCCCGAGCTATCTCGCGCCAGTCATGGTGCTTGCGTATAGCGCGCGCCTACGCGGCATCGAGGTGTGCACACTTAACGACACACATAAACAGCCAACAGGCATCCATGCGCAACGGCGCAAGGGATCACGCGACACGCTTACCGAGTGGGATCCAGAGATGATCGAAGCGTGGGATTTCCTCGTAGCACGACGAACCGCCATATGGACCAAAAACGGTCGAAATTTTGCAGTCCCGATCAAGGCTGAGGATCGGCGCCTACTTGTTGAACAGACCGGTAATCCGATGGCTAAGTCATCGCTTGATAGCGCCTGGCAGCGATTCATCACGCTCGCAATGAAAGACGGGATCATTTCGAAGCAGGAGCGCTTTTCGTTGCATGGCCTAAAGCATCGCGGCATTACCGACACAGTGGGTAACCGGGGCGACAAACAAGACGCTGCAGGGCACGTGACACCAGCAACGACAGGCCGTTATGACCATGCGCTGCCGGTGGTAAAACCGCCAAAGCGCAGCTAA